GGTGCAGAGCGTAGAGTTTGGTTCCCAAACCCGACGAAGGAGGGGGTGGGGAACAAAGTCGGAGCGGTACGCATAAGACTCCTCCCATCTCTCTACTTGGTGAAGTCTGACGATGTTAAGGAGAATAGCCTAATGAAGAACAGGAGCAGGGTATGGATTTTTTTGAGTTATGATGATTTTCATGAGCGACCAACCAAGATATTCAGACCTAGTGAACCGATCTGCCCAGATGAGCGGCAAGGCGGCTAATGTTTTGAAGAAGATTGATTTGAGTTTAAGAGTTGAACCTTTTGATGTGAGATTTTCTGAAGATGGTGGGAAGGCATATTCAAAGAAACTCCGAAAAGCACACGGTCTAGGTTTAATCAACAAAGCAAAGTCTTACACGGGAGGAGGGAGGAAAGCACCGAGTCCAATGGGGCATTATGATCTTCTCAAGCGGAAGTTAGTGAAGAAGCACCAGAAAAAGCAAACACAGGTTGGGTAGTGTCAGCACCATCAGGAAGAGTTTATTCAGAGTATGATCGAAAGTATCAGGCAAGGAGGGATCAGGTCAGGAAGAGGGTTGCAAGGAATCGTAATCGGAGGAGGTGGTTGCGTGAGGGAAAGGCGAAGGTTGGGGATCGGAAGGATATTCATCACAAGGATGGCAATACCCAGAACAATTCGAGTGGGAATTTAGCATCAATGGATCAATCAAAGAACCGAGCAAAGAAAAAGGCGTGATATGTGGGCAAGAGCAATAACATCACTGTTTCGATATGGCAAAACCTTGAAAAGCTATGGCAAAGGGATGACCAGATCAGGAACACGGGTATCTGGGAAATCCTCATCAGGCAAGAAAATCAGTGGAGTGCTGAAGAAAGACAAAAAAGGTGGGAATTACGTAGTCAGCAACCTTGGAGTTCCGACTAAAGTCTCTTCAGAGAACGCATCGAAGATGGTTTCGAGGTCAAAGGTGCGGAGTAACGTCAGGAAGGGTGCGGCAATTGGGGCAGTTGCAGGAGTTGGGACGTTAGCGGCTTCTAAGACAGCAACAAACACGTCACCAGAGCCGACTTACACGGAGAAAAACCCTGGAGGAATGAAATTTAGTGCGGCTCCGAAGATGAGTACGAAGAAACAGACGTTTTCCCAAGCATTTTCCCAAGCACGAAAGCAGGGAGAGGGTACAAATTTTAAGTGGCAGGGGAAATCCTACACGGCAGTTACGAAAGACGATGTGAAACGTGCAGGAGCCAAGAATCTTCGTGGATATCTGAACAAAAATAAGAAGAAAAAGAAGTGAAGCAGGAACACGAAAAGCGTATTGGTCCCAGACGGGAGAAATGGCTGGAGGAGTATTGCACTCACGGCGATGCGACTTTAGCGGCAAAGAACGCAGGATATAAATATCACACGGACACCGATTTCAGAAAGGAGGGGAACCGTCTTAAGAAAGCAATGGAATCTGAGATTACCCAAGAGATGGAAGGACGGATGGGTGATAAGGGTCCAAGGGCTTTAAGGGTGGTCGAAGAACTGATGCAAGTTTCTAATTCGGATACGGTCCGATTAGCGGCGGCTAAAGATCTTCTTGACCGATCTGGATACAAACCAGTGGAGAGGATTGATGTCAGCACCGAACAAAGATCCGTTGAGGAAATCGAATCCCGAATCATCGGGTTGGTGGGCGTTGAGGCGGCTCAAACGCTCCTCGGGAAAAACAAAAAGGAAGAAGATGAAGAAATTATCCCAGTGGTTAAAAAGCCTGAAGAAGTTTCTCAAGCCATCAACTGATGCAACTTCAAAAGGTCGATGAGGCTCTTAGGCTTGCAGAGGAACTGCAAGAACGGAAGGAAGTCAACCGAATCGATTTTTATGACCCCTACCCCTACCAAACTACTTTCCACCAAGCACAGGATTTATTTGGAGGACGTGCAAAACAACGTCTCCTCATGGCGGCTAACAAGGTGGGGAAGACTTTCTCAGGTGCGGCCGAGTTGGCAATCCACCTTACGGGACGTTATCCGAAGTGGTGGACGGGCCATAAGTTCTATAGGCCGATCCGTGCTTGGGCGGCTGGGAACACGTCAGGCAACACAAGAGATATTGTCCAGGCTGAGATGTTGGGAGAGGCAGGAGATCCCGAAGAATACGGAAAAGGAGCGTTGCCCAAGAATGTTATTGTGTCTACAGACCGTTCCCCTGGAATACCAAACGCTATCAGTGCAGTGGTGGTCAAGCACGTTTCTGGGAAGAATTCTAAGCTTTTTTTCAAAAGTTATGAGCAGGGGAAAGAGCAGTGGATGGGTTCAGCAGTGGATTGTGTCTGGCTGGATGAAGAACCGCCACAACCGATATATTCTCAGGCTCTACGTGCTACCTTAAAAACCGCAGGATTGGTATGGATGACGTTTACACCAGAGTCGGGAATGACCAATACGGTTGCGGCATTCATGAACGATCTGAAGAAGTCTCAGAACCTCTATCATGCAACATGGGATGATGCACCGCATTTATCAGAAGATGCAAAAGAAGAAATCCTCTCTGCATTACCGCCTCATGAGAGAGATATGCGAAGCAAGGGAATCCCTGTCCTTGGTAGTGGCATGGTATTCCCAATCGATGAGGAATCAATTAAGGAAGAGGCTTTTGCCATTCCTGAACACTGGTCGAAGATTTGCGGGATCGATTTTGGATGGGATCATCCATTTGCGGCAGTTTGGATTGCCCATGATCGGGACACGGACACGATCCACGTATTCGACACGTATCGGGTATCTGCAACAACTCCAGTGGTCCATGCAGACGCGATTAAGGCGAGGGGTGAATGGATTCCGATCTCATGGCCGCATGATGGTATGCAACATGACAAGGGTTCTGGAGAACCTTTGGCGAAACAGTATCGAAGGCTTGGGTGCAATATGCTTGGGAATCATTTTACGAATCCAGACGGGGGTAACGCAGTGGAGCCAGGTATTCTCGACATCTTCATGCGTATGCAGTCTGGCAGATTTAAGGTCTTCAACCATCTTTCCGACTGGTTTTCTGAAATGCGAATGTACCACAGAAAAGACGGAAAAATCGTCAAGGAACGAGATGACATCATGAGTGCCACCAGATATGCGGCAATGTCTGTCAGATATGCATCAACCCTGAAGTTTGAGCCTCGGATGGATACCGCAGTTGGAACCTCTGACACCGATTACGTCTATTTCAACTGATTATGGCTAATTACGATATTCTCAAAAGACGTTCTAAACGGGCAAGATCTAAATATAAATTGCGACAAACCCAGTTTACGGAAGCTAAAAGCCAGAAAGAAGCTGGTTACAGCCGTTGGCAACAGGAACTTGGTGAAACAGGGGTTGCACAAAATGTTTTGGGAGAAGCACAAAAACGTGGTTTAGGTGATTTCCAAAAAACAGAATCAGGCCAGATTTTAAAAAGATTTACTGGACGAACAGGAATTGATGTAGGTCGAGTTGCAAGTGCAGATGCAGGAGAGTTAAGAACTTGGGGTCGTAAATATCAGGATCGATATAAACAAAACAATAAAGATTATGACGAATGGCAAAGCACGATAGGAGCAAAAGGCAAACTTGATTTCCATTTTAAAGGAGGTGGGAAACAGGCTTGGGGATATACACCTGGATCTAAGGATGCAGATGAACGAATGCGATTTACTTTAAGGCAAGCAGGATACAACCGTGATGTTAATGATTTAGAAACAACAAGTGACGGAAGAATCCAAAAAGTTACTCAAGGCCGTGGATGCAACCCGTTAGCTAAAAGCTATGAAGGTAGATCAGCAGATATTCAACAACATGTAGAAGGTCGAATTACAGATCGTTATTCGAGACTTAAACAAGACCAGGATGTTATTGGTCTATTGACAGGAAAACAAAGAGGGAAATACGGAGAAGATAAAAACGTAGGGAATCTTCAAACAAGAAAAGGATTTAAGGATTATCAAAAATCATTTGCTGAAGAACAGCAGTCTTTTGATAAGGAAAAATCAGAATCCGATATGTGGGAGAAAATCTTTGGTCAGAGAAAAACGATGTTTAGTTCTGCAAAAACCAACTTTGATGAAGCATCGTCTACTTATGCCAGTGCAAAACAAGCACAAAGAAGATTTGAAAGAATGGAAGGAACGCCTTTGAAACCTACTAAATTTAAGCGTGGTAAAGCAGGAGCAGGATCTTACATCGCATGATTGATGATCACATCAGGATTGTTCCTGTTAAAACAGAAGATCTTTACATACGGGTAATGGAAGCATGTCACAACGATGATGACGATATGTATGAACCAACCCATGCCGTTTTAAAAGGTGATGAAATCGTAGGTGCATTTGCATTAATGGTCCCAATGGTTAACTGGTGGATGAAAAGAGATAGTTCTTCCAGGGAATCATGGGCAGTTTCAAGATGCATGGAAGCACTTTTAATGGATAAGGGAATTGATGGATATATCATGCCCTGCAATACCGATAGCCCTTATTTTAAAAACATGGAAAGAATCGGGTTTGAACCCGTTGAAGACAACATCAAATTTTTTAGCAGAAAGCTGAAAGGGGAATAAATGAATATGGATTTTTTTGGTGGAGGACATAGTGGAAGAGGAGGAAAATCTTGCGGTAGACAATACAACGAATCCTGGGGTGGTGGAAATTGGATGGACCGTGCTGGTATGGGATCTCTAAGAGAAAAAGAAGAAGACGAAAGTGAATCAATTGATTCAACAACCGTTCCTGATGATGCAGGAGACATGAGTGATGTTGATGATAACAAAATGGAAGGTTTGACCGCAGAAGAAAGAGCCAAACTTGCTCAAACCAGAGCAATGCGTAGACGTGCTGTTACTGCACGA